TGGTCTTGATAATTACGCTCTTATTGATTACTTGTCCTTACCTGAACGTTACCGGATCCGCTTTGAGCAAAAGTATGGGGATCCGGTGGAGTTAATCAAAGAGAAGTGTATGAAAAACAGGCTTAAAATAGATGAAGCAGCCCGGATATTCTTTGAGGATTACCGGTATGATAAGGCCGGGGAGTTAGTAAGTCTCACAGAACCCAAAAAAGCTGAATATACCATCAACGCCTCAGTACTGAACGAGTTGATATCGATCCTGAATGACCGGGAGGGCTATCGCAAGGCTTTGGGTGGAAGTACAAAGAAAGTATGGGAAACGATTATCGGAACGGCAGACCGCCTCCGTGACTCTTATGGCCATACGCTACCTGAAAACGCCGCCCGGCTGAAAGACAAAATAAACCAATACAAAAAAGAGGGTTACTCCTGCTTGATCAGCAAGAAAATGGGAAATGGCAATACCCTGAAAATAACCGAGGAAGCCGGTAACATGATTATAGCGTTAAAGCGGAGCAGCGTTCCCGTTTATACAGATGCTCAAATATTCGTGGAATTCAACCGGATTGCAGATGAGAAAGGTTGGAAGCAGCTCCGGAGCATTCAGAGCCTCCGGCAATTCCTGAACCGTCCTGACATCGAACCGTTATGGTACGATGCCGTTCACGGGGAGCTGAAAGCTCACCAGCGTTACAGCCGCAAGAATAAAACCGAGCTTCCCTCGATGCGTGACTCCTTGTGGTATGGTGATGGTACGAAAATCAATTTGTACTATAAAGACTATGACAAGGACGGTAAGCTGGTGGTTCGTACCACTCAGGTTTACGAGGTCATCGATGCTTATTCGGAGGTATTTTTGGGATACCATATTTCAGACAGCGAGGACTACGAGGCGCAATATAATGCCTACCGCATGGCCATTCAGGTATCAGGTCATAAGCCTTACGAGCTGGTGCATGATAATCAGGGAGGCCACAAGAAACTGCAGAATAGCCATTTCTTTGATAAGATTGTCGGCCATGTTCATAGAACCACGGCTCCATACAGCGGGCAATCCAAAACGATAGAGAGCGTTTTCGGACGTTTTCAGGCTGAGGTTCTGCATAAGGATTGGAGGTTCACCGGTCAAAATATCACCACCAAAAAGGACACGAGCCGCCCGAATTTAGAGCGTATCGAGGCGAACAAGGATAAACTTTACACTTTGGCCGAACTGAAAGCAGCATACGCTGCCGCCCGGAAAGAATGGAACGAAAGCAAGCATTTTGCTACCGGGGTGAACCGCATCGAGATGTACCAAAATAGCGTGAACCCTGATACCCCGACAGTGGGTGTTCTCGACATGATCGAGATGTTTTGGGTGATGACTGATAAACCCTCCACTTACACAGATAACGGTCTGAAAATAACCATTAAAAAACGTGAGTTTACATACGAGGTTTACGAGGTTCCGGGTGTTCCCGACCATGAATTCCTAAGAAAAAACAGAGGGCAAAAGTTCTACACCATGTACGATCCTTATGACCATACTTCGGTACGGCTATACAAGAAAGATAAAGCCGGAGAGCTGCGATTTGTACGAACTGCAGAGCCTTATATCGTCATCCACCGGAATATTCAGGAACAGACCGAGGGCGAAATGTCCTTTATCCGCCGGAATATAGAGGCGAACACGGAGGATCGCATCGAGCGTCAGGTTGATGCACGTATCATCGAGCAGGCGCACGGCGTGAGTATGGAACAACAGGGACTCAAACGTCCGAAATTGAAAGGTGCAAAGAGCGAAACGGAGCGTGAAATTGAACGCCGAGTCCGCCGGTACAGTCAGGATCCGGAACAGCTCTCCGCCGGTAAGGTGACAAAGCTAATAAGCAACATCACGTTTGACCAGCTGAATGGTGACATCCGCCTGAATGAAAAGAAAGTAGCAGGAAAATTATAATTCTAAATAAAATGAACAGTACAATGACACAGCAAGAGAAAGACAGTATCCGTGAAGCTCTCCGGGTATATGCAGCAAAGTATTCCAGCCAAAAAAAGGCTGCGGCAAGTTTGAACGGCGTATCTGCCGGGACATTGAGTGCCGTGGTTAACGGCAAGTATGAGAGTATCAGTGATGATATGTTCCGCAATATCATCTCTCAGATAACCCCTGCAGCTGCGGCCACCGGTTGGCAGCTCGTGGAAACGAACTCCTTTCAGGAGATATGGTATGCCCTGAGCGATGCGCAGGAATTTAAAAAAGTCCGCTGGATCGTGGGTGGTGCGGGATGTGGCAAAACAACGACAGCCACCATGTACGCACAAAAGAATCATGAGGTGTTCGTCATCCTTTGTGATGAGGATATGCGGAAAGGTGATTTTGTTCGGGAGATCGCCCGTAAACTCGGTTTTAAGACTTGCGGGATGCGTATCCGTGAAATATTGGACTTGGCCATCGAGAGCATCATACAGATGGAAAATCCACTTTTGGTGTTCGATGAGGGTGATAAGTTGAATGATAACGTGTTTCACTACTTTATCAACCTGTATAACCGGCTGGAGGGCAAATGCGGGATTACTTTCTTATCCACCGATTACATCCAGCATCGTATTGACTGCGGTTTGAACCACAACCGGAAAGGCTATAACGAGATTTATTCCCGCATTGGGCGTAAGTTCTTTGAGCTGGAACCAACCTCCCATAATGATGTATTTGCCATTTGCCAAGCCAACGGACTGATGGATAAAAAACTTATTGCAAACGTGATCGATGTGACGGAAAAATCGGAGTTTGATTTGCGATGCGTGAAAGATGCCATTCACCGGGAGAAAAAGGTGGCGGCAGCGAAATAGTATAAAACCCTGTTCAAACGCTGGTTGAACGGCGTTTGAACGTAATTCAAAAAATATATGAGCAAAATTGAAGAAGTCTTTAGAGGTTTAGGAAGAACAGAGAAAGCGAAATTTATTTCGCAAAATATTGATTACGCAAATGCGGATGCAATAGCCGAGTATGTAAGTGCCTACCTTTTCGATGTCCTTAAAGATGTCGGAAACGATGAATATGTAGCAACGTACCTTAAAGAAAAAGGTTACAAAGTGACAAAGGAGTAACAATTCAAATGAGAATATATATGAAACAAATTGTTTTACCACTCGCAAGCCGGTTTCCGGTAGGCCATTTTAAAAGAGGCCAACTCACCGGCTTTCCTGAGAAAGTAATTAAAGGAACCAAGATCCACACGTTTCGTGAGGATCCGGGCAAATGGGCGTACAACGTGGAGCTTATCAACTCCCATAATGCGGAGCTATCTATCCG